GTTAGAAATATTTGGTCATGCAGATTTAGTCTCAGATGGTATTATGGCTCATTTTAATAATTTTTTAATGGATATTAAAGATGAAGAAGAGCATGAGATTATCCTTACTAGTAAAGAAATAAACAAAAGTATCCCATCAACCTTTTTCTTTTTATCAAAAACTGGGTGTCGAATAGAAAAAATAAACTTTGTTCAAAACTCAATCAACGAATGGGACGGAGTTGATTTGCTAATAACAGCAAACCCAGACGCTTTAAAAAATAAACCAAACAATAAAATTAGTGTTAAAGTAAAGGCAACATATAATCAAAATATTGCTGCGGATTATGAAATTGACTCAATTTTAGAATTTATAAAGGATGAAAATTTAAGAAATAAAATCTTAAATACGAAAATAACAACTTACGAAGAAATTTAAATTATGTTAGAATTTGGTGATTCAGTGTATTATTTAGATTTGAAGTCATTTGACAAGTCTATAACCCTATCTGAATATGGGAAAAATAAAACTTCGGTGGACAAAGAAGTAAAACAAACATTAAATGAGGAGGGCAATGTTATCATGACGGAAACGTATGAAAAAACAACCTCTAGCAGTAAAGAAATTGACGGGGCAAAATACGAACTACTAAAAACGCTAATTGAATTTATTATCGATTACTCCGATGATTCAGACGATACACTTGGTGCAGATAGAGCTTTGCAACAAATGCCACTAGGATTTAAAATTGTTTTTAACACCCTATTAAATGAGGGTATAATAAAAGAAAAATAATAAATAACCAAAAAAATAAAAAAAAATGACGGAACAAGAACAAAAACTACAACAAGTTAAAGAAGTTATTGAAAAACTAGACAAAAAAGACTTTAGTCTATATTTTTTCACACTTGACACAAAAGGTAACCCAACAGCAGGTATTGCAAACATTTACGAACATGTAAAACTATTAAATGAATTAGGTTATAACGCAAAAATTTTGCATGAAAAAAATGATTATAAATTATTTGGCGATGAAAGCGGGATGGGTATTGCTGATTGGCTTGGTGAAGAATATGCAAAATTACCGCATGCATCAATTGAAACTCAAAACTTAAACATTTCAGCTGCTGACTTTATTGTAATACCTGAAGTATTTTCAACTTTAATGGACCAAGTAAAATCATTTCCGTGTAGAAAAATTGTCTTATCACAAAGCTATGACTACTTGCTAGAACTTTTACCAATTGGTAAAAGATGGGACCTTGATTATGGTTTTAGTCACGTAATTACTACAAGTGAAAAACAAGCTAATTATTTAAAAAGTCTATTCCCTTCAATTAAAACTCAGGTTGTCCCAGTATCAATACCAGAATATTTTAATCCTAGTGATAAACCAAAAATTCCTGTTATTGCGATATCAACTAGAAATCATGGTGATGCTGCAAAAATTGCAAAATCATTTTATCTACAATATCCAATGTACAAATGGGTAACATTTAAAGAACTTAGAGGTATCGGTAGAAAACAATTTGCTGAGGAACTTGGAAAATCATGCTTAGCAATCTGGATTGATGACAACTCTGGATTTGGAACATTCCCATTAGAAGCAATGCATTGTAATACACCAGTAATTGGTAAAATTCCAAACATGGTTCCAGAATGGATGGAAACAACTGACGAAAAAGGAAACCCAGAAATAAAAAATAATGGGGTTTGGACTAACACAACATTAAACATTCCAGAATTAATTTCAACGTATATGAAAGTTTGGTTCGAAGATTCTATTCCACAAGACCTAATCGAATCAATGAAAGAATCAACTGGAGTTTACACAACAGAAAAACAAAAATCAATTCTTCAAAACGTATATTCTGCGTTAGTGAATGAAAGAAAAGAAGAATTTAATAATATTTTAAAACTTCAAACAAACATAACAGAAACTAAACAATAAAAAAATGAAAGAAACAATGTCAGATATTTCAATTATTTTACCTGTCCATGAATTGACAGAAAATACAAAAGAATTATTTTCAAACGCAATTAAAAGCGTTGAACAACAAAAAGTTATGCCAGAAGAACTGGTAATTGTCACACCTAAAGGTAGCGAAACAGCAAAATACCTTAAATCATATGATTATGGAAAAATAAAAACAATTGTTTCAATTGTTGAAAATGAAGGTGAGACTGATTTTGCTAGTCAAGTTAATCTAGGGGTTTCAAAAGCTAAATATAATTGGGTTTCGTTTTTAGAATTAGATGACGAATATGCAAATATTTGGTTTAAAAATGTCGTGGAATACAGAGAGGTACATAAAAATGTTGACATCTTTATGCCAATAATTGTAGATGTTGATTCTAACGGGTCATTCGCTGGATTCACAAACGAAGCCGTTTGGGCAACTGGGTTTTCAGATGAACTAGGGGTTTTAGATTTAAACGCACTTTTAATGTATCAAAACTTTAATATTGACGGAATCGTTATGAAAAAATCAATATATGAAGATTATGGTGGTTTTAAACCAAGTATTAAACTAACATTTATTTATGAGTTCTTATTAAGAATGATTTTTAAAGATGCTAAAACGATGGCGATTCCTAGATTTGGATATAAACACGTAAATCAAAGGCCAGATTCATTATTCGATAATTACAAAAAAACTATTGACCCAGCAGAAGCTAGGTGGTGGTTAAGTCAAGCAAAAAAAGAATATTATTTTGATAAAGACAGAAAAATAACGTATGAAACACAAAAGGTTTAAATGGTTAACAAAAGAGGACGCAAAAGAAAAAATGAAATGTATTTTGGTCCAGACGAAGAAAAAGCAGTTAACGATTACCTTGCATCAACAGACACAACGGAAAGAAATTTAATCTACAATCAATGGTTAAGAGACCCATTAGATAAAATGATTGAATCAATTATTAGAAAATATAAATTATATAGAAAGGGTGAAACGTTTGAGGATTTACACAGCGACACCCTTTCTTTTCTAATGACAAAAGCCCACAAATTTGAAAATGCTAGAGGTAAAAAAGCTTATTCTTATTATGGTACAATATGTAAGCATTACATTCTAGGGTTATTAATAAAAGACGAAAAATATACGAAACAAACAGCTTCGTATGAAGATATATCTTCAAATATTGAAGAACGTAAGGATTTAAGTTATGTAATAGACGAAGACACTTTTCCAATGGATGAGTTTTTTAAAAAACTAACAAATGGAATTAAAAATGAACTAGACGACGAAAATTTACCAATTAAAAAACGTTTAACGGAAAATGAAAAAAAAGTTGGTCAATCCTTAATTGAAATATTACAAAATTGGGAAATGTCTTTTGATGTTATGAGTGGTGGTTCAAAATATAACAAAAACTCAGTACTGGAAACAATGAGAAACTATACGAATTTATCAACAAAAGACATAAGATTAGCAATGAGACGGTTTAAAGATTTATACGAATTTTTAAAACACGAAGACCTTTAAAGTTAAAAAAGCCGTTTCTCAGCTATTTATATAATAAATAAAATATTATATGCCCAGGAGAAAAAAACAAGAAGTAAAAGTAAATGACGTTGAAAGTTTAGAAGGTTTAATGCAAGAAACTTATAACGACGCTTGTTTACAAATTAATGATGCACAAAGAAGCATCAACGAGTTAGCCGCCAGCGCAACACCTCAAGATGTTGACGATTTAACAAAAATTGCAAAAGAAAAAGGCGGACTACTAAAAGTAAAAGATTCAGCAATAAGAATAAAGTTAGAGTTAGCAAAGCTACAAAATGACATCATCAAAAGTAAGGGTGATGCAGATGCCGCTATTCATGAAAGAACAGACGGAAAAGCCTCTTTAAATGATTTTAAATCTATTAGAGAGATGCTTAAAAATGATAAAGATTTAGAAAACGAAGTAGAATAAAATGTCAATTTTAAGTAAAAAAAAGCAAATATTTGGGAACATAGCCGCCGACAGAACCATTACTGAAGGTATGCCTAAATTAAATGAAACATCATCTATGCCATCTATTAACAATGGTGGTAATGTTGTTGCTTTTTTAACTGATTTAATTAAATCACTTGAAGGGTATGAATCATTGGTTGATACTGTAATTGAAACGCTAACAAATTATTTAGGTATTATTGAAAAAGAAATTAAAAACGCTCTACAATTAGAATTAAAAGCAATTGTTAGTTGCGGCGTTAATCCTTCCCTACCTGACTATATAAAATCAACAGGTCAAGGTATTAAATTTACAGTAAATAAAATTGATTTTACTAACCTAATGAAAGTCGACCCAAGTTCAACCGCTGGTAAATTAATATATACAGATATAACACAAAACTTAATTGATAGCAAAGATTTTAATACTTTTTTATATCAAGTTATACAAAATGATGGGACAACACACGAATGGGGTACACAAACAATAGGTAGAAACATATTAACTTTTCAGTTTAAATCTTTTGATGTTAGCGGGGTAGACCCAAACAATACACTAACAATAAAAGCTGACAGAAATTACGATAATAAAAGTTTAAGTGACTTAAATAACGATTTTATCAATAGTTTAACATTATTCGACTCAGCAACATTACTTACTAAGCTTGTTGACAATATATTCGGTACTGTTTCAAATTTAGCAAACAAAGCAAAATCAATAATAGAAACTGATTTAAAAACAAATAAAATTATTGATAAAATCACAAACTCAGAAGGTAATGATATATTTAATGATAAATTTTTTGAGTTTACTGGTATCGAAAAAAAACAATTTGAAGACTCTGCTAATTTATTAAAACAAGGTAAGGCTACATACCAAACTGGTACGGAATTTTACGCTACTATTAGTAGCGCTTCACTAACAGCGGCAACATCGTCTATTTCTGGTGCTACAAATCAAATACAGAAAAAGGAAGCGATAAAAAAATCGATAAACTCATTTGCAGAACAAATTGGGTCGGCGTCAAACAGTTTTTCAAATTTAACTAATAATAAAGACTTAAGTCTGGCCAAAGTAAGCAATAGTATAACTTCATTTGCAAAAAATAAAATTAACGCTAAAGCGTTACAATTAAATTTTATACAACAAATAATTGATGGGTTTGTAAAGGTAATAGTAAATGTATTATTATCACCAAAAGTAATCACAATATTTCTTTTAAATTTCAAAATAATATATGGGCCAAACGAAACATTTTCTGACCCAATAGATTTCTTAAAAAAGAATAGGAATTTAGTAAAAAATGTTGTAAAAAGAATTGCTGGAATTATTATAAAAATTTTATTAAAAAAAGCGTTAAAACGAATAACACAATTAATTGCGGAATCACAAATAAAAAAACAAATTGATAAAAATCAATCAAAAATTACACAACTTTTAAGCTTGATTGGGACACAACCAGAAGTTTTAAGGCAAATAAAAGGATTTATATGAGTAACTTTAATACCGACAAAAAAGCTGAGACTTCAACAGATAATTTAAATTTTAATTCTATAAATAGTGTATTAAATTTAATATTAGCCGCTTTCAAAATTCCAAAACCGCCGATTGAACCATTACCACCCCCATTACTATTAACTGGTGGGCAACTAAGACCAGGCGTAACAGCAACCGAAATTGCGTCTAGAATAATCTCTAGACAATCGGCAGCTGGAGCTGTAGTTGGAGATGTTTTTGCTGACGGAGATAACGTAGCAGAGGCAATGGAATTAATAAGAGTTCAAGAAATAATAGACGCCATATTAACAGAAGCCAAAATCGAAGTTATTATTCCGCCTGGAGTTCCTGTAACAACAATAGGAATTGGTAATTTAGGTGCACCCGTTGTATCTAATGGAACGACCACGTCATTTGCTTCTGGTTGGGGTGTACTAAGATAAATTTATTTTTATGGAAAACAAAAAAAAAGAAGAACTGTTTCAAAATTTAGAAGACAAATCAAATAATGAAATTTTATTTGAAATAAAACAAATGGAGGCAGACTACGAAGCATTAAAATTAAAAATGTTAAAAGATTACGACAAATTAGTTGAAATCGAAAAAAATTTTCAAAAAGCTAATTTACTTTTATTAAAAAGACTAAAGGGAGAATAAAATGGGTGAAAATAAATATATAACAAACAAAGAAAGTGT